GCAACACGGGTGAGAATGAAGCGCTCGATGTCTCCGACCACACGCCGCCTTCGTTAAGCATGAGGCGCACCGCGAGCTTGCCGATGTCGGCACTGATCAGCGTGATGCACGCATACACCGCGTGAAACGCAAGAATCGTTTCAGGCCGAAGCTCGATATTGCGTTGCCACGCACCCGCGAACGGCTCGCGAACGATCAGAGGCCACCACCCGCCGCTTCCGAACGGGCCAAGCGCACCATTCACCGGTGTGGTGGTTGCCACCGATGAAGACGATGAGACACGTGGTGCGGCCCGTGTGATGGAAAGGCCGAAGATGCGCATGGCTCAGTCTCCTTCATGCGGATCATCGTCTTCGGCACGCACATCGCGCCGCTTGTAGCGCCCCTTTTCGTGGTCTTCACCTTCATCGTGTTTGCCCTTGCGGCCTTTCTTCGCGCTCAGGGTTTCACGCTTCGCTTCCGGTTTTCCGCCCTTCGGTTGAGGGGTATCCGCCGAACTCACACGCCCATTGAAAATGTTCACTTTCGCGTGGGTGTCGTCCATCTCGAACACTTCGCCGGGTTCGTGTTCCTTGCCGCCGTATGCCACCACCCGATTCGCTTTCACCTTCATCACGCACCCCCACAAAAGAAAAGGGCACACCGTGTGAGGGTGTGCCCTGTGCTTCACATCACGAGCGCTTCACGCGCGTGGCCTTCATGCAGTCTGCGTGCCCCGCGTGCCCATCACGGTTCCGCTTTGAGTGCCGGCATCTTCTTCGCTATCGTTCGCCGGCGGGGCGGGCAAAACGAAGTTACCGCCATAGCGTGCGCCGCTGATGTAGGCCACGGCTTGTGCGCGACGGCGTTGCCAGTTGATGAAGCGCTCAGCACGAAGCGCGATCATGTTGTTTTGCCACAGGCTCACGAGCGCCGCCGCACCCGCTGTCGGTGCGCTGTCGAGTTGCAATGAGGCTTCACGCGATGCATCGAGCGTCACCCCACCATCATCGGCCATCAGGATTTCCGAAGGCTTCACGAGAACAATCATCGTGCTCGATGGGTCGGTGTCGCCGGTGCTCGTGTGGTGCGGCACGTTGGACGACACCACCACGGGAAGGCCGAAGAAATACCCGCCGTTCATGTTGATGCCCGGAAATTCCGCCTGGCCTAACGCGTTGGAAAGCATGCCGATGGATAGCGCCATAACCGGGTCCATGATCCAGTAAGCGCCCGCAATGCTCATGTTCGCCTGTACAAAGTAGGCGAAGAGCGTGCCGATGTCCTGCCGCAAAGCATCGGCGGTTACACCGCTTGCGGCAATCACCGTGGCCCCGTTGGTGATCGAAGCCGGATTCACACCCGGCACCGCTGCCACAGTCGGATCGATGAATTGAACATCGAGAAACTGTGCAATGGTTTCGATCAGGTCTTGCTGCACGATGTCTTCGGCTGACGGATTCGAGAAGCGCACGAGTTCATCAGTCATCACCACGATGCCCGCCGCCTTCGTGAAGCCGAGCGTGACGGTGCCGAAGCCCAAAGCGCTCACCGGCTTCGGCTTGCCTTCACCCACCCAGCTAGCTGAAGATCCGCTTGTCTGCGAGGGCATCTTGATATTGAACGGCACACGGCGGAAACCCGTGATCTTGCCCATGATGGTTTCCGGCCGCAATAGCTCGATGAACTCGCCGGTGATGTTCTGATACTCCACGAGCGGGGCGGCCCATGCGGGATCGGTCGTGGTGCCCGCCGCCACTGCGGCACGTAGCACCGTTTCGACTTCGGGTGTGGAGTCGTGCCACCCGCGTGCGCACTCCACCGCCTGCATCAGGTTGCCACGCGAGCGGGCGAGTGCGATGGCATAGCGCGTGAAGGCCACGCCTTTTTTCATACGCGGTTGCACGGTGATCACGCGCGCTTCGCCCACTTCGACACCGCCCACGGCACGCACCGCGCTCGCGGTTTGCAGGTCGCGCACGATGATCGGGGTGGCGCTGCGAAGCACCTGCGCTTCGATGCTTTTCAGGCGCTTGATGTGCCCATCGATGGCTTGCGTGTCCTGTTCAAGCCCATCGAATTCTTCCTGCTGTGCGGCATCGAGGGTGGCCCCGGCTTCGCCCGCTGCATTCATGATTTCAGCCATGCGGGTTTGCGCTGTGGTGCGCCGTGCTTCGAATGCTGCGATCTGTTCGGCATACGTCTTCATGGTGTCTTGCTCCGGTGAATCGTGCGGATTACGAACGGTTCTGCGCTGACGCGCGCCGGTGGGTTGAGTCGCACCACGCGCACGGCATCGGTGTGGCCTGTCGCGGCCCTGATGTCGTGATCGATGCTGCGGATCGTGTTAATCGTTGCTTCGGAATTGGCGGGAATGGTGACAAGGGAAAGCTCTAGCCATTCCCACGATAAAAAGCGCATGCCGCCGCTTTCCATCATTGAATATTCGAGCGGCCTGAAGCCGATGCTCACCGCCTTGATGAGCCCGATCTTCACCGATTGCCATGCCTCATCGAGCCGATCCTTCAGCGTGCCCGCCTGATCGACGCTGAGAATCTTTGCCTTGAACGGAATGCCATCGGCCTGCGGCTTCGCGAAGGAAACATTGCCCACCGGCTGATCGCTGCGGTGCTGCCACAGAAGCGGCATCGGCAAGGCGAACTTCGCACCCATCGGCTCAACTACATCTTCATAACGATCAGGCGAAGGGGTGGATGCAATGCCTTCGATCACCCGTGCTTCTTCGTCCGTGCTGCGGATATCAAGCATCGTATAAGCGCGTTCAAGTTTCATCGCGTGGCTCCCGTTCATCCGATAAAGAACATCTGATATTCAGGCGCACGCTCGCTTGCTTCGCCTGTACCCATTGCCACCGCCATCGCGGTTGCTACCATTCCATCAATGCGCCCGTTGCTCCGGTCTTTCGCAAACTTGCGATTGCCCGCCGCATCACTGATCACCGCTGCGTTCGCGGCGCACATCGTGAGCACCGGGTGATTACCGTGGCGCATCTTTCCATCGAGAAGAAGTGATTCGAACTCGCGCAAGGCTGGCGACATGCTCACCATGCCTTGCCCGAATTCCTGAAATTTCGCGATGTCGCCATCACTGATGCCCGCGCGTTCAAGCTCGGGCCGTAGAAACTTCATGTTGTAGCGGTCGAAGGCAATCTTGCTGATGTCGTACCGCTCGAAGAGGTCTAACAGTTCGTGCGCGATGAATTCATACTTGATCGACTTGCCCGGTGTGAGAAGAAGCAAGCCCTGATTCGCCCACATGTCATAAGGCACCCGGTCTTCGCGGCTCTTCTCTTCGATGCCTTCTTCAGGTAACCAGAAGCGCGGTTCGATGAACCATTCATTGTTTTCTTCCGGGTCTTGCGCGATCAGTACAAGCGCGGTTAGATCGCTCACCGATGAAAGATCGAGCCCGCCATACACCACAAGGCCATCGAGATTCGTGCGCCGCGCCTTGCCGTTGATCATCCACGTGGCCGCACTCACGTAGAGGTTTCGCCGCTGCACGCGCTGATTCAATACAAGGTTGCGATAGTCCGCTTCACGCGAGGGCATGCGCTTCGCGTTCTGTGCGAGCTTGCGCACTTCGTCCTGATTCATGAACTCATCGAAGGCCGGATTCGCGGCCCTGATCGCTTCATCGCTGAAGGGGTCCATCTCCACCGGTGCGGTGTACAGGAAAAGCTTCGTTTGCGGGTCCGCACCCGTCTTCGCGTCATCAATGAGCACCGATAGAAGATCGGCATCGGTCGGTGCCTGCGTGCTGATGACCACGCTTAGCGGTGATTCGTTGGCCGCACCCGCCGTTTCAAGCGCTTCATAAAGCTCACTGCGCGGGCCTTTCACCTGCCCTAGCTCGTCGTGCACCGTGAAGACAGGTGAGAGGCCATAGGCCGTGCGCGCATCCGCACTCAGTGCCCGATACACCGTGCCGAGTTCGTGACAGTAGAGAACCTTCACCGTTTCACGGATCGTCACGTAAGCATCAAGATCGGTGTTCATCCTGATCATCTTCACCGCGAGCGCGAAGAGTAATGAAGCCTGATCGCGCGATTGCGCCGCGCTGTATAGCTGCGAATTGATCCGCGCTTCAGGCCCGCACAGGTGAAGCAATAGAAGCATTGCCATGAGCGCGGTTTTCGAGTTCTTGCGCCCGAAGCTCACGATGGCGAGCCGCGTGGGGCTGTCATAAATGCCCGTGATCACCGCACGCTGAAACGTCCGTAACCGTACCTTCTCCCCCGCGTGTTTGCCTTCCGGCACCCGGCAAAACGTCTCTATCCATCGAATGTTCCGCTCGCCACGGGTCGGTGTTCGGGGCGTTGCCTTCACGCCGCCGCCGCTTCGCCGTCTTCCCACGGTCGCGCCGCGTCTTTCTCTGCATTCACCTTCGTCGCTGCCACCCGATCATCCATCCGGCTCGATGGCGCGATGCGAAGCTTGATGCTGAGATTCGTGAGCGAAGCCGATGCGATGGACTGCACATAGAGCATCGGATTCGGCACCTTGCGCCCGTTCGCATTCGTCACCGTGAGCCCTTCGAGCGCGATGGCATCAGTGGCTTCATCGAATTGCGCGCTATGCACACACCAAAGCCGAAGCAAGCGCCGGTCGCACGCCTTGAAGTAATCCGCTGGCAATGAATTCACAAGCTCGCGCCACGCTGCCGCCTGTGCCTTCGTGAGCGTGGCCGGTGGCTTCTGACGTGCGCGCACCACGAGCTTCGGCGGTGTCTGCATCTCGCTCGCGCTCATCTTCCGGCCCTTGCGCGGTCCTGTCATATGGCCCCCTAAAAACCCCTGAAAAACACGGATTTACGAAAATCGAAGCTACTCACGGGGTGTTCTGGCGAACGAAAAAAAATTCCGAATCGCCCCCCCACGATTGGTCCCCGCGAGCGCATCGGTGGCATCGCGGCTGGCATCAGGCATCGGGCATCACGATGGCTTCACCCTGATCGAAGTTGCCTTGCCAGTCATCAGGCCGGGGCTTGCCGGGTTTCCATGTGCGGTTCGCGTACATATCCCATGCGCCTTTCGGGTCATCGGTGCCGGGTAGCGGATAGGGATCGGTGTACATGAGTAGGCGGGCCACTGCTGCCGCTAGAACGTCGTCTGTCGCGAGTTCGTTGTAGATCGCGACGGCATCGAAGGCCACATGCCTGCGCTTGCACACGTGTTGCAGTGGTCCGCTTGATGCCGGGTGGAGATAGACACCCCACACGCCACCGTGGCTTGATTCGGTGCCCTGCTCGAATTGCCAGTAACCACGCGCGGGACCACCGCCATACTGTTCGCGGGTAGTGAATCCGCTTTCCTGTAATCCGATGGTGAGAAGAAGCACACGTGCCGCGTCTGAGTCCATCTCGCCGGGAAGGATTCGCAAGGCCGGGATGATGGCCTTACGCTGGATCGCGTGAAGATTCGGTGTGGTGGTGTTGCTCACTTGTCGTGCTCCTTGAACCACGGGTGATGCGGATCGATGGGCAAGCCGGATGCATCGCACCCGCTGAGCCGGTTGCCCTGTTCGTGCTGGGTCTTGATCACGTGGCACGGGATGCAAAGCGATTGAAGATTGCTTTCGTGATCGGTGCCGCCCTGAGCGAGCGGGGTGATGTGATCGACTTCCTGTGCCGCCGTCACGAGCCCTTGCCTGAGACACTCAGCGCATAACGGGTGGTGATGAAGCTGGCGTGCGCGGATGCGAAGCCATTTGTGCCCACGCGTGCGTTCCTGCCGCTCGTGCGGTGGTCGCGGGGTGGGCATGGCTGAGCTTTCGGGTAAGGCGGTTCTAGCCGCTCGTGGTGCCGGGTAGGTGCGGATATGGCAACAATGGCGCGCGAGCGGTTCTAGGGCGCTTTAGCGTGGCTCGAATCGGCGTTGCCGCCTTCGGGTGTGCTTCCCCACGGCGGGTTACCGTGGCGCGGGGTGATCCAGTAATCGGCCTTGTTCTTCGCCATGCCTTGCGCCTGCATCTCATCCGCGCTCCGGCATCGGCGTGCGCTATAGGGTCCGGTGCGGTGCATATCGAACGCATACACCGAATTGAAAAACTCACCGCATCCCGCACACTGATTGCGATCACCGGTGAGCACGCGCCGTTCATGCTTTGCCATCATCGTTCTCCTTCATTCACGTGAAACGGGACCACCGGCAAGCGGTCGCAAGGTCGGGTCTACCGTGCGCACGACATCGAGCCGCACATCACCGGCCATCACCACACCGCGCACGCCATCGGGCACCACGTCTTCAAGCTGTCGGCGGATCGCTTCGAGTTCGGTGCGCCGCGTGCCGCTCGCCACCGACACCACGAGCACATCACCGGCACTGAGCTTCACCGCCTGCACGCGCTCGATCCACGGATAACCTGTGATGTGCCGATTGAGCCATTCACCGAGCTTCATGAGGGTTTGCCGTCCGAAAAAAAGCCCGCCATATCCGCTTGCGCTGCGGTGGCGGGCAATCCGAAAATTTACGATGAGGGCCATCGCTAGACACCTTGCCTAGCTTGCGGAGAACAGTACGCAATTTGTCCCACGTTTTCAAGCGGTTTCACGTGAAACATTCTGTGATCCGAAGTAAATGATCGGCTTTGATCGCGTGTGATCGGCTTTGATCGTCTAATTCACTTTTTCATCGAATCCGAAACACCGGATCGCACATCCCTTGCGTGATGAAGAGCTTTTCGAGCGCGCTGATAGCTTCGGCTTCGAGCGCACGGCACTCGTGATCGACGTAATGCGCAATGCGCGCGAGGTGCGACTTGCTCACGCCGGTGCGCGCCGCGATATCCCGAAGGCTGTGGCCGTCACGCATGCGCGGTGGCGTGTATCGCCGCTCGATGATTTCACGCACGCTCGCCGGGTCACGACAAAAGCGCACGCACGAGCACACGTGTTCGGTGAGCCCATTGATGCCCACTTCGCGTTCATCGGCGGCTTGCGTGAAGGCCGTCATGATCGCGTATGCCTGGGGTGCGGGAAGGTTATCCACGGCACGGCGGATCATCGCGCACTGAGCGTGCCGCTCGAAGGGTGTGAGGCCCGCAAGATTCACGTGCGCGGATGGTGTGCCGAGAAGCCGCGCATACCAGTCGCGCTGGCGGGCATTGGTGAGGTGTGCGCCCTGCATCATCTCGATCAGCGCATGCCGAAGCGAACACGGCAATTGCGCTACACGCGCGCTCATGCCGTAGCTCACACCGAGTGCCACGCGGGCATCGCTGAACATCATCCGCGCATCGTTCATGGTGATTCTCCTTCGAGCGTGACGACATCCGCATGCTCATCACTCGCCGCCTGTGTTGCGATCCACGCGAGCGCCGCGCGATGTGCTTCGACATATGAGCGCGTGGGATGGCATTCGTGATCGACACCGAAGCGGTATGCACGCCCGATCCATGCGCGAATGTTATTCGGCAAGGCGTGCCAGTGCGTGCGGCATCCCCAATGCTGAAAGGGCACCTGAGCCGTGCACTGAGGCCACGGGCAAGGATGGCGATGCGCGCGGCTCATGATCACGTTTCCTGTACCGGGTGCGCCGGTTCCGTTGCGGTGGCGGGCTCCCATGCTGGCGCACCCGGTGTCAGAAGCCGCGCTTCGTTGGCCGGTGGTGGTGCGGGTTGCGCCGGTTGCGCGGGTTGCGCGGGCTCTGCCGGTGGTGCCGGTTGAGCGGGTGCTTCGGCGGGTGCCGGTGCCACAGGTGCCACAGGTGCCACGGGTGCCACCGGTGCCACAGGCACCACCGGTGCGGTGGGCGCTTGTGGATCGACGGGCGTGGTGGTCGTGGTCGTGGTCTGCGCGGGTTGCTCATTGCTTGTCATCACGTGTTACTCCTTCGGTGTGCTTCACCGGGTGGTGAAGATTGGGGTTTGCAGGTGCCGCGCTCACGAGCGCATTGCGTGCGATGCGTGCACAGTTGCGCAAGCTCGCGATGCTGTTGCCGCCTTCACCGATGTCGGCAATGATCGCGAGCGCTTCGCGAAGCCGCACGTTATCGGTGGCAAGGTGGTGCCGCATGTGATCAGAATGCACAAGGCGCATCGTTTCTCGTTTCATCGTCATCTTCGAACTCGAATTCATTCTGCTGCATGGTCATGGGTCGGATGCGCACTTCAATGCGCGGGTTGATGCGGTCGATCCGGTGAAGCACGAGCTTGCCGCGCACCTGCCTATCGTTGCGGTAGCACCCGTTTTGCACGAGCGCCTTCTTCGTGGTGTTCGGCACCTTCGCATAGCGGTCTTGCAAGACATCGAGCACCACCGCTTCATCTAAATCGGGCCTTTCGGATGCATAGAACATCGTGAGCCGCACGAACACCGGACCCTGAAGACGCACGCGGCACTTCGGCGGAATCTGTCTGAGCGCGTTCGCTTCGAACTCGCGGGCCTTCTCGCTTTTGATCACCATCGGCACCTTCACCTTCTTGCCGCCATCGGTGATCTTCGTGCGCGTGACTAGCTCGCGGCTGTTCGCCTTGCTGGCCGCTTCACCGAAAATCGTGAATTCGAGCACATCAGGCATCACGCTCACCTTTCGTGCCGAAGTACGGGATTCGGGGCAAGTCGGCACCGATGATCGTGAAGCACACGATGTGAAGCTTGAGCACCGGCAAGCGATCAGGCAACACTTCCACATTCGCGCTCGTGATGCCCTGCACGGGCATGTCATCGATGCACACGAGTGGCCGCTCACCGGATAGATCGAGCGTGAGTACAGGCTTCGGATTCATCGCATCACCACGTGACGGGCTGAAGATTCGTTGCATGCCGGATCGAGCATCACCGCCACGTAATAGCCCACATTCGACGGCACCGCGCTCAGGTCTTCAAGGCCGATGAGATAGCCTTGCACCGGTGCACGTGCGCGCGTCACCCGATGCCGGTATGCCGGATGCACGAGATTGAACATCGCCGTGATCTCGTAAGACACCGTGAGCGCGCTCACCGGCTCCTTGCGTGCGATGAGTTGCACGATGGCACGATAGGCCGCGCCGTGAAGCTCGTGGCTGAAGTCGTGCGGCCTGAGATGCGGGCAATGGCGGATCATCGCGGGGCTTTTTAGAAGACTCGATAACACGCGCTGTTCGGCACGGGTGCGCCGGTCGTCTTCGAAGCGGATCATGGCTGCACCTGTGCAATGAGATTTTCGATGTGCGCGGGTAGCACCCGCACGAGCGGTGTGCCTGCCGCGCTGCGAAGAAGCGAGCCGATGCGCGACATCGCTTCACGTCGCGCGATCAATTCCGAGAACATGAATTCGAGCGCTTCGGCAATCTCGAAACGTTGCGCCATCGTGATCGTGTGATCACCATCGCGAAGCATGTCCGCGTGCCGGTCTACAAAGTAGGTCATGCAATGTCTCCTTCACTCATCGTCTTCACCGGGCTCGCGCACTTCACCGGTGTAGATGTGCGGTGATGGCACAAGTGCGGGCATCAGTTCTTCTTCGGTCGCGGGTAGGGCATACCGTTGGCCGTTCTTCCACCGTCCGTGCTCATCGAGTTGATCACGCGTGCAATGATGCGAAGCACACCACCGCGTGATCGCATCGTTGGCGAAGGCGAGCTTGTGAAGCGGAATCTTTTCATTCGTGTCGGACTCACGCACGATGCGATAGGCCCACTCGATGCCGGTGAAATTCACGGGCACTTCACTGCGCTGCGCAAGCGGCCTGAGAAGCGCGCGGATTTTCGCAAGGTTCGCTTCGCCTGCATCGGTCACGATGTGTTCGTGCGTGATGGCCGGGAAGGTGTGCGCGACGTGTGCCGGGTTGATGCGGCAAAGCTCGATGAAGCGCGGCAAATCCGGTGCGTGCTTCTCGTGAAGCAAGGCACCATAGCCGCGCCGAAGTGCGTCTTCGTTCAAACCCGTGAGCCCTTCCGCCCATGTCGTTTTTAAATCCGGCATGGGCACGTCTTGCCACTTGCGCGTGAAGCCATCACCCCAAATCGATAGCATTTTCGCGAAGAGGCGAGTTATCCAATGCTCAGGAATTTTTGATCTTGCGTGCATCACGAATCTCCGTTGCCTGCACATCCACGGTGTGCCCATTCGCTTCATCGAGGTCGGCATATATCGCCGCCGCGATTGCCGATTGCGCCGCTCTATCGCGCTGATACGGCGTGAGCGTTGGCGGTGATCCGTTGCCGTTGCGCGATGTCTGCACGACTTGCGCGCCGTGTCCGTTTCGCTGCCAGGCTTCGAGAATCGTGCACACGTAGTTCGCGCTTATCGATTCATCGGGGTGCGTGGCGTGTGCTTCGTCGCACGCTTCAATGACGCGTTCCGGTGTCACGCCTGCATCGGCAAGTGCCACGATCCGCACATTCGATGGCGAAGCCTTCGCTATGCCGTGGTCCCGCATGATCCGGGTGATCACCGCCGAAGGATTCGGTGGGCAAGCGGGAGGAGGAGGCCCGCTGTCGGGTTCCGCGCGTGTGCGCGTAGCTGTGCCTCCTCCTCCTTCTTTCCCACTGGGTTTAGGTTTTAGGTTTACTTCCTTCTCCTTCTCCTTCTCCGTCAGTGAGTGCTCAGTGAGTGATGCATCACAATTGCCCGCATCGCTATGCGTGGCGGCGCTTTGAGGCTCACTGAGTGTTTCAGTTTTTTCGTCCGCCGAAGCCGCGATTTTTTTGGCTCTTTTTTTCGGTGCGCGCTTGCTCACTGAATGCTCAGTGAGTGCATCACCGTCACGAGCTTCGAAGCGCGGCACCAAGCCATCTTTCGATGGCCGGTTGATGCGCTGATGTTTCTTGAAACCGTTGATGTGTAAGAAGCGCTGCCCATTCACTGAATACTCAGTGAGTAGGCCATGAGTGATCAGTGAAACGATGAGCGGCTCCACGTCGATCACATCCGCCGGGAAAATCTGCATTTTCAGTTTTTGCGGTGATCGCGCGAGGTTGCCGAAGTCATCCGCGAAGTTCCATGTGCCGATGAAAAACAGGCGCACGGGCATCGCGACTTCAACAATTTTTTCATCAGTCCAGTAGTCGGGTTTGATCGAGCGGATACGCGGCATGATCATTCACCCGCCGTCACGGTGGCGTGTCTTGCTTCCACGTCACGCACGGCTTCACCGAAGCGCGCGATGATCTCGCGCCACTCATCAGGCGTGAATTGCGTTTCGTTGCGCAAAACCTGAAGCGCTTCGCACAGGCTCAGCATGTTCGGCCATGTCGCCGCTCTTTCGAGAAACGCCCCATGCATCACGATGCTCACATCCACGCCCGCGCCCACGCTTTCGGGATCGTGCATCATCTCGTGGCATATCTCGCATAAGGTCGCGAGCATCGCGGGATCGTATTCCCACGGGTCATGCCCCGCGAGATAGCGCAAGTGATGCACGTGAAGCGTGAATTCATGTGCACGGCAAAGCACGCATCGAAACTGATCACGCTGCATCACTTCGAGCCGCATTCTCTGCCACCGTGGATCGCGAAGTTTCGCAAGGTAGGCTTCACTCATGGCGTCACCGTGGCATCGGTGCAAGCCGGTGCATGCGCGCCGGTCATGTCGTGGGATCGTGTCGCCATGTTGGCCTTCTTCGGATTTTCGGGGATTGGGACAAGCGCGCAATTCAGGCTTTGAAGCCTAAATCCCTGAATGCCGATTTTCAATGCCCGATTAAGGCGGGCTTTATGCTTGGATTACTGGCCGGTCATTATTTCGAACCTGATATGAGATTAATATGATCGCCTTTGATCGTCTCTGATCGTTAGTGATCGTCTAAATGCACATTCAGTAATTCTTTAATAAGGTGGTCTAGGTGTTTTCACCGATGAAGGAATTACCTGAGTAATTCACTAAGGCTTCAGTATTTGCCTTTCCTGATACTGCCGAAAGCGGTGCATAAGCACACACACATAGTGCGTCACCTTTTTTATGCTGCGGTACGGTATGCAGGAATCCATTCGGAATTCAAACATGTAAGACCCACGCATGTTGCACTGTGCAACACGCCCGCCTTGTGCCTTGCGTGGCGGGTGCTTCGCCGTTCAATCGTCATGTTAATGATTTACCGCGAGTAAACACAAAAGTGAACACGAGTCGTATTGCGCCGCCGCACGACTTTTCGCGCTTATGTGGGTTCGCATCCTGCGGATTGATTGCCGTCTTGCATTCGTCTGCCGCCCGCTTACACTTCGCAATTCATACAACACACCCAAGCGATCCGCGCGATTCCGAGCGTGGCGGATAGCCCGATTTTTATCCATTGATTTAGCGATTTTTTTCGCGCGACTATTTGCGCCGTTCTGGCGTCTGCGGCTTGCCCGCACGGGTCGTTTCACCTTCAGGGCCATGAGGGTTTCACACGAGCGCGATGATGAAAATTGCGAACATCGTAATTACGTTATGTGTTGGTGATGAAGACGATTATGCACGCGTGCATCAGGCCATCAACACACTTCAGGCGCTGGTGAGCGAGTCATCACACGACACGAAAAAAGTGCCGATCACGGCTCATGAAGACGCTTTCACAGTGAGCGCTTCACACACTCATGATCGTGATGCCGTGCTCGCGGCATCCGTTCGCACCCTGCCGATCAAGACGCGTGCGCATCACGCGCTGATGCTGGCGGGCGTGACTACCATTGCGCACCTTGTGCGTTTAACCCCTAACCAGTTACGCGAGGTGCATGGCATAGGCCGCGCTGCGGCTCACGCCATTGAACGCGCATTGGATGAACTCCATGTGCGCTAAAACCCCCGGCTGGTTATTTTTCCGATGAGGTGAATCATGGCTACACGAATGAAGAAAGCCGAAGGTGTCGAAGAGCTTGATGTTCTCGAAGTAGAACGCCGGGTGATCACCGTGGCGGTGTTAGGCCGCACGCCGCTGATTATGAATCGACTCGCGGAAAAGGCCCGCCAGCAATTGCTTTTTCCGCCACCGCCGAAGACGCGAGCGGACAAGCAAGCGCACTTGAAGCACGAGCCGTTGCGTGAATTTCGCGATTCCACACACCGCATCCCTGATGAGGCGTGCGCCACTTTGTTAGGAATGCCCACGGTGGCATTCAAGGCCGCGATGCGCACCGCCGCGCTTGAGATGCCCGGTGTGAGCAAGGCGCAAATCGGTCGCCTTGTCTTCATCGAAGGTTTGCTTGTGCCGGTGTACGGCATCCCGCAAATTCATTCCACCGTAGTGCGCATGTCGGACCCTGGCCGCACACCGGACATCCGCACGCGTTGCATCGTGCCGGAATGGGCGTGCTATGTGTCGGTGTCTTTCCTTGAGCCGCACTTACGCGCGAAGACGGTGGGCAAGTTGCTCGCCGCTGCCGGATTCATCGCGGGTGTAGGTGACTGGCGAAGCGAGAAAGGCAGTGGCAATTATGGGCAATTCGAGATTGTTGGCGAAGACAATGCCGAGTTTCAAGGGCTCATCGCGAACGGTGGCCGCGCTGCACAGGTGGCCGCGCTGAATGATCCGGTGCCCTTCGACATCGAAACACAGGAATTGCTTTCGTGGTTCGATGCCGAGCTTGATAGGCGCGGGTATCGCAAGGGTGATGGCGATACGGTGAATGCGCCGCCCGCCGCCGCGAATGGTGCGACATCATCGCGCCCGCCGAAGAAAAACGCGGTGCTTCTGCCGCCCCACGATGCTCACTGAAGGAGATAGGCAATGACGACACGCGAGCAAAGTGGCGCGGTGCGTGAGCACCTTCTTTCCCTGTGCGATAAGGCACAAGGCAATCTCACCGCCGATGCGGTGGTGGCCGAAGCCACGAATGAGGCAAGCCCGCTTCATCACCTTTTCGAGTGGGACGATGCGAAGGCCGCACACGCTCACCGGCTCGATCAGGCGCGCATTCTGTTGCGCGGCATTCACGTGCGCATAGAAACGCACCGCGAAACGTATGAGGTGCCCGCGTTTTGCCGGAACCCTTCGACATCGCGCGGATATGCACTGGTGAGTACGCTGAGAAGTGACAAGGCCCGCGCTCGTGAAGCATTGCTTCGTGAGTTCGTGAATGCGCGTGGTGCGCTTGAACGTGCGCGCTCGATGGCGGTGGCATTGGGTCTCGAAGTCGAGATTGAGCGGCTTCTTTTAGGTGTGCTCGATTTAACGCGCGCCACCGAAGAGGCCGAAGCGCTTGAGTAAGGCAGGCATGGCACGGCAAGGCCGGGTGGTGCGTGGCCCGGTGCGGTAAAGGCATGACAGGCTAGGCGTGGCGGGGCGTGGATGGGTCATGCACGGTCAGGCCCGGTGAGGCAGGCTAGGCTTGTCCCGGATGGGCGGATTCCGGTCAGGACTGTTGAGGCAGGCGAGGCGAGGCGTGGCAAGGCGAGCACTGGCCGGGTGAGACAAGGCGCGGCATGGCAGGCAAGGCAGTGCTAGGCATGCATGGGTGATTCTGGCGAGGCAAGGCAGGCGGGGCAAGGCGTGGGCTGGTAAGGCGCGGACGGGAAGGGCATGGCGCGGCGCGGTTCGGCAGGCAAGGCCCGGTGCGGATCGGTTAGGCGCGGTCTGGTTCGGCAAGGCGCGGCACGGCGCGATATGACAGGCATGGCATGGTTCGGATTGTTCTAGCGTGGCACCGGATCGGAATGGCAGGCGGGGCGAGGGTCGGCGTGGTGCTGAGTGTTGCGGTGGTGCCCGGTCTGCAAAGGCGTGGCGGGGCGTGGGTGGGCAAGGCAGGCGAGGCTGGGGATGGTGCGGTTAGGCGCGTCTGGGCGAGGTTTGGCAGGCATATTTGAGTAGGCAGGCATCAGGGAGAAAACTACTATGGATCGCGAAGCATTTTTGACTGAACGAATGAAGGGTATCGGCGGTGCTGATGCTGCGTGTGCATTGGGTCTTGATCCATACCGCACGCAGCGTGAGCTTTGGTCTCTTAAAACGGGAGAGATTCAAGACGACTTTGAAGATAATCGTTTTACGCGAGCGGGCCGCGTGCTCGAAGCCGCGATTGCGGATTTATACGCTGAGCAATTCGGCGTGACGTTGCGCAAGCGCATGGTGCCGGTGGTGCATCCGAAGTATCCCTTCATGCGTGGCAATCTTGATCGAACCATCACCGGACGGCGTTCGGTTCTGGAAATTAAAAACGTTGATTCGCTCGTGCATCGCACATCCGGTGAGTGGGGCGAGCCGGACACCGATCAGGTGCCACTTCGATACATGGTGCAAATCCGGCATTACTTAATTATCACCGGCTTCGAAGTCGGTTTTTTAGGTGCGCTTGTCGGTGGCAATAATTTGCTTCGCTATGTGATCGAACGGGATCACGAAGCCGAAGATTTTATTGTGCAAGCCGAAGCGGACTTCTGGCGCATGGTCGAAAAGCGCGAGCCGCCTGAGTTCGACTATGCGCACGCGAGCACCTTGGGTTTGCTGAAGCGCCTGCATCCGGGAAGCAATGGATTGAGCAAGCCGCTCAGTGATGAAGCGCTCGCATGGCATCAGAAGATCGAAGACGCGAGCGCGCAAATCAAGATGCTCGAAGCGCTGAAAGCCGAAGGCAAGTCGCACATCCTGAAAGAGCTTGCGGGTTATGGCTTCGGCACGTTCGCGAGCGGTGGCGAGTATCGCTATCGGGAAATTGAGCGTGCGGCCTTCGAGGTGAAGGCGAGCAAGTATCAGGATTTGCGCTTCTGCAAAAATCAAACGAAGCCCAACACTGCGCGAGGTGCGTGATGAGTGACATTGTGAATCCCTTCGGCGCTGAGCCGAAAAATTCAGGCGGCGCGGTGGCCGCGAATGAAGCACAGCGTGCGGTGAGCGAGGTGCAAGCGGCCTTGATCATCGCGCATCACATGCCGCGCGATCAGAAGCGCTCAATGGATCGCATCATCAACGAGTGCACGCGTGAAGGCCTTGCCGCCGAAGCTACCTATGAGTATGCGCGGGGTGGCAATTCGATCACCGGCCCATCGATCCGCCTGGCTGAAACGGCGGCGCGCAATTGGGGCAATTTCGAATCAGGCGTGAAAGAGATTGCGCGGCATGCGGGGTGGTCTGAATGTCAAGCTTATGCTTGGGATCTAGAAACGAACACGCGCGAGGTGCGAAGCTTCGCGGTGCGCCACATCCGGGACACCAAGCAAGGCCCGAAGCCGGTGACGGAAGAGCGCGATATTTACGAGTTGACGGCAAATTATGGCGCACGCCGCAAGCGCGCTTGCATCATCTCGCTCATCCCCGGCGATGTGTGGGCCTGTGCGCTTACGCAAGTTGATGCCACGCTCAAGATCAAGCTCGATGTCACGCCTGAATTGCTCGCGCAAATGCTTGAGCGCTTCGCGGCCTTCGGTGTCACGAAGGCGATGATCGAAGCGCGCGAGCAAAGAAGGCTTGATTCGATTTCGCCCGCTGCCGCTCATCGCTTGCGCCGTATTTATAACTCGCTGAAGGATGGCATCAGTGAGCCGAGTGAATGGTTCGATCTGAGCATTGCGCCCGCTGATGGCAAGCCCGCGCAAAGGTCATCCACCGAAGTGATGAAGGAGACGATGAAGGCACGCGGCTCATCCACACCCGCCGCGAAGAAGACCACCGCGAAGCCGAAGGATAAGGCCGCGCCGCCACCGGCTGAAGAAGCGGATGCACCCACCTATGCGAGCGTGCGTGATGCGCTTGAGCACGCGAAGAGCGTGGCCGAATTGGGCACCGCTGGCGATCTCATCGAGAGCATCGCGGATGTCGATCAGCGTGAAGAGCTTGGTGCGATTCTCGATGCCCGCCTTCATGAATTCGAAGAGGCCGGTGATGATGGCCGCGATCCGGGCGAGCCATCATGAGTGCGCGCATACGGGCAAGGCCGCTGCACACGCGCAAGCGGTTTGATGCATATCTCAACGATTTCTGGCGGCGTGATCAATATCCCACCTTGCTGCTCGATATGCTCGATGACGACATCCGCGAATTCATGGAATGGGATCAATGCCCGCCGCGCGATCTAAGCCGTGCGGATGTGCTGCGCGAGGTGCGCCGGATCGCAAACATCAGCAATCTCTTCCGGCTTGAGAAGAGCTATGAGAAAGACAGTGTTTGCGATCAGATTGTGAGCGCCTTCGTGCTGGCGGGTGCCAATGCCGTTTACTGCCGCATCGCGGTGCTTCTCGATGTCTGCGCCGATGATGTGCGTGATGCTTGCGACGTGCTGCGAATGAAGGATTTTTCGCCGGATCAAACCTTCGTCACACGCGCCGGAAAGTTCACGCGTGCCATCAGGCGTGCGCACACTAACCACGGCAAAGGAAAAACATCATGAGCCTCATCGATTCATTGCCCACGCTTCAGGCGCAATGGGAAGGATTTGATCGCGCCACCATTCCCGAAAGGGCATCGAGCGCCCAGCGAAAAGACATGCGCACCGCGTTCTTCGCCGGTGCACTTGTGATCCTGAAGCCGGTGCTCATGGTTGCCGAGCTTGCCGGTGAAGACGAAGCCATAGCAGTGATGGAGCGCTATCACATGGAGGTGGAAAGCTTCACCGATGTGCTCGTGCTGCTCGCTTCCGTCCTGAACAATGCCACGAAGGAGAATGATGATGATTGAATTCAAGCGCCACCCGGTGAAGATCGAGCACGTGAATCCGCGCATTGAATTGCACGGTGATCAGCGTCATACCGCACTCGATCTGAAGTTGAGCACGGACTTGCCTAATACCGCGCTCGATGAGCTTTCGCCCACGCTGCGGCCCGCGCTTTTTGGCCCTTCGGATGATCTGCTAGGCAAGGATGACGTGAATCTAACCGTGCTGAAAAATCCTGAGCTTGGTGCGCTCGTGTGGGGCGCACCGGATGTGAAAGATGTAAGCGTTACCCTGCATCTAGGTGCGCGTGCGCGGGACGACTTCACACTAGCCGGTGCGAAGCTCACGAAGATGAGGCTGAACCCGCAAAACGGTGGCACCTTCGGCTTCACCTTCACGCTTCAGATGGAAACCCACAATAACGAAGCGAGCAAGCTGCACCCGCTCATGCAGACTGAAGTGAGCGCAACACTATGGCGCGATGAGTCGCATACGGTGGCCGAAGATGAAGATGAATGAGCCCCCGAATGATCGACGCCCGATGCCGCCGATGCGCTCACCGTGGTCGCGGCTCACGCGCGGTGCTCAGGTGATCGGCGTGCTGATCTATGTTGCCGTGGTAACGGTGCTACTCGCCGTGATCATCGGTGCCGGTGCATTCATCGCATACCTGATCAGAGGTGCATTATGAGCAAGCGCGCAAAGAAGAAACATGAAACACCCGCCGCCGATGATGCGGTGGTGGTGCGCTATGAACCCGATTGGGAAAAAGCCTGTGAGAATTGCGGTGAATCACCCACGGTCACCGGTGTGGCCGTGGATGGCCCCGATAGGGGCAAGGTGGTGCTCGATACCGGCATGTGTGGAATGTGCACATGGGGTGAAGCCGCCGCGCTCGATCCTGCCAACTGGTGAGCCATGAGAGAAGTACCTTGCCCGCCGCACTTCATGCACTGCCGGTGCTGCGGGCAAGTCTTTTCTGATCGGAATGTGTTCAGTGAAGCCGGATGGATCGAAGCACGGATATCCGGCCTGTGTGAAGTGTGTTTCGATTTCGTGGTGGACTTGCCCCGCCGTGATCCTGATGAGCCCGATGCGCTGCCCTAGCGCGTGCCGCGCGCCTTCTTCGTCTTGATCTTCTCTTCACTCGCGCGTTGCTTCTCGCGTTTAACTTCGCGCACTGCATCACGCGCCGCGCGAGCCCGATCATCGAACGCATCAAGCTCGCGCTCATCCCACATGCGCAAGCGCCCGCCGAAGGTCACACCCTGCGGGAAGACTTCCCTTCTGATCCACCGGTTGAGCGTGGCAATGCCCATGTTTCCGTAACGCTCCATCACTTCTTCGAGCGTGAGCCACCGCGCCGATGGTTTGCGCCCACCCTTGCGCGGGGTGGGTTCCTGTACCGGCTCGCCTTGATTCGCTTCCATGTGATCGCTCCTGATCGGCTGTGATTCGCTGTGATCGTCTGTGATCGTTATTGAAGCCTTCCGGGTGGCTGAAGTGAAGTTAAAAACACCAATCGACAGAGGCGCGCGCCGATTGCGCCTTGTCGTGTCGTGTCCTGTCGTGTTGCGGGTCATGCTGGCGGCTCACGCTGACAGGTTGGCCGGTTTAGATGGCATTTCATGTCGTGTCCTGTCGCGTCATGTCGCGTTGCGCCGGGTTGCTGCCGGATTGCGAAAATCAATCGGATGCGCGCGCCGGTATCGTCGCTATCGGCGGAAAAAACCCACGGAATGATCTAGCGGCCCGCCACGCCGCTCGCGCGCCTTCGCCGTCATTACCCTGGCCGCGAGGTGCCGCGAAGCCCGCCATGAGGCCAAAAAAAAGCCCGCGAGCGATTCGCGGGCCTTCGGTGATGTGCCGGTGTGGGGATCACGCGGCCTTGCTGCCGCGCTTCTTCTTCTCATTGATGTCCACCACATTCGCGGGTGTCTGCGATGTCGTCACGTATTCACCCCACGCCTGCATCACATCGCGCCGCCGCTTGAGATAGGTGCCAAGGTTGTACACCTTCGCCACCTGATTGCCTTCGCCGTTCGCGTGAGCAAGGCACGCTTCGGCAAGCTCGCTTGCGAACTCCGTGTGATCCGCCCGCCACGTGCTGAAGGTGTGGCGCATGCCGTGCGGGGAAAGCACACCGAGATAGCCCGTGCGTCGAAGAAGGCTGTTCATCGAATCCTTGCCGATGTGCTGCACCTTGTTCGCCTTCGAGATTGCCGGGAAAAGATAGCCGGTGCGCTTGTGGTAAGTCGGGATGCCGCGCAACACATCGAGCGCCGCCGTGCTGAGCGGAATCACGAACTCATTCTGTTTGCGCTTCAGGTCGCCTTTCATGCGTGCGCCGGGAATGGTCCACGTGGCCTTCTCAAGATCGAACTCTTCCCACTTCGCCGCAATGAGTGCGCTCGTGCGCGGCACCGTGAGCATCTTGAGAAGCACCGCACGCGCCGCGAGTGATTTACCGGTGCGCGCGCTCAGGTCCGCGAACACATCCGCGATGGCTTCCGGCTTCACATGCGGGTGTGCCTTCACCGCGTGCACCTTCGATACCTTCGGCAAGTCGTGTTCAAAATGAAACCATGAAGCCGGGTTCGATTCGTCATCCGTTCGCCGGTATCCCTTGCGCTGAGCGTAGGCAAACATCCGTTCGAGTCGCTGCCGTGTCACCTTCGCCTGTACGGTGATCGCACGCCATAGGGTCGTGCCGTTCTTCGGTTGCGTGAGCACCTTCAGCATGTCTTCGGCGGTGATGGTGTGCACGAGCCGATCACCGATGATCGGATACACATAGCGGGTCACCGCCGCGAGAAAATCAGTTTGCGTCTTGGGGCTTATCCATTCCTGCGCTGATGCGCTGTTGTCTACAAAGTCGATCACGAGTTGCCGCACGGTGAGTTGCTTCGCCTTCGGCGGGTTGCGCGGGTTGGTGTCGTCCACCTGTGCGGTCGCCTTCGCGATCACCGGTGCCGCCTTGAGGTTCGCCCGCAAGTGCCGTTCGACTTCACGCGGATGAAGCCCTTCCTTCAAGGCCCGATCAAGCTCCACGGTGCGGGTTCGCGCATCGGCCCATGTGCGGGTAACGCGCCCTTCGGCAAGGTTGCTTTCGCCATCGCGCTGCCACGAACCAAGGCCCACTTCGATGCGCGACTTCTGAAGCGCTTTCGCGTTGACCATGTAGAGAAAGCTCATGCTCACGCCTATGTGCTGAAGCCATAGGTGGCCTTCGATCTGATAGAGTGCTTTGGCCTTGGTGGAAACCTTCGGCAAACGGCGTGCGGCTGATTCGGTGATGGTGCTCATCGTCTTTCCTTCACAGGGTCGGCGTGGGTAAAGGGTGCGCCGTACCTGTTATTTGTGGGTGTTCCAGTGAGCTTCTGTGATCGTCTGTGATCGTCTGTGATCGAGATAAGAAACCCGCGAAGCCTTATGGGTCGGGCTCTGAGGCCCGCCACACAAGGGTGAGCGGCAATTATACGCGCTAATTCTCGATAAGCATACATCCCTTGTGATCGGCTTTGATCGGCTTTGATCGTCTCTACCCCCGCCGTCTACCCGATTTTTTCGCAAAACCCACACCTTGCCCCTACGCCGCGATTCGCGGTGCGCCCCGTGTTAAGCGGTTGCAGCGTTTTAAACATCGGTCTAGTCTGCTGATTCCGAAAGGTTTACAAAACCTTCGTTTGATTGATCGAGAGACAAACTAGAGGGCACCGAGATATGCCGTATGGAATCGAGCTTGAAGACGTGCGCTATGAGGTTGACGCGCACGGCAATCGCACCCGCGCCATCCTGCCGCTCACGATGTTCACCGCGCTCACTGAATTCTGGATTGCTGCGCGCCGCGCTCAAACCGCGCAAATCGAAGCCACCACCAAGCCGGGAAAATTCAAGACATCGCTGAGCGCTGCCGCGCCATCAGGCCGCGAGGATGAAGCGGACCCACCCGCGCCGAGCGCGCCGCCATTCAAACATGATCAGCACTGGCAAAACCTTATCGAACGACTACCCGAAGCCGCCCATCCATCACCCGCATCATCGGCATCGATCTTCACACCACACGCATCACCGGCACCCGCGCAAGCAAAGCCACGGAATCATCAAACCTTCTACCCGCGTGAGTTCGTTGCGCCGATACCTGATGAGGTTGCCGCGCTGATCGGGCAAGGTGTGTATTTCCTGAAGGCGTGGCGCATGTATCGCGGCCTGACGTTCGCAGATATCACCGATCTCATCGGCAAATCCAAAGGCGCGATCCAGTATTTCGATTATGGATACCTGAAGCCCACCACGAAGACGCTTGAGCAATTCGCCCTTGTGTTCGATTGCACGCTTGATCAGCTAACGGTAAAACCCAAAACGAACACACAGGCATGGCTGAAGGTCATCGGCACACCGGCACCCGTGGCCGAAGAGTTCGCCCCTGAAGACACCGATTACCCTGATCGTGTGCTTCACGCGATGATCGACGGCAAGACACCGCTTCTTGCATGGCGCTTGTATCGCGGTTGGTCGCTCGCTGATCTGGCGGGCAAGTATGGTGATCGGGTCACCGAAGCCGCCATCAAGAAGCTCGAAGGCGAGCGCACCCTAAGCGCGAAGACACGTGCGAAGCTCGCGCCGATCCTGAAGTGCACGCCGGTGCAATTGCTCAAACCCGAAGGCTTGGTGATCGAGAAGCGCGAGCGCTATCACGAAGAGTCACCCACGAGCCGCCGCATCACTCAGGCCATGATGAGCACAGGCCGCTGATGGTCACGATCAATCTGCGGTCGAATTTCGCCGCCATGCTGACACAAGCCGAAGAGACACGCGATGCCACCGTGAAGCTTTACCGCTTCATGTGCATCACCGATCTTGATGAAGGTGGCATGAGCGTGACGAATGATATTGAGAACGTGCTGGCGGTGCTCGTGGCCGAAGGCGCACTAACACCCGGCATGCGCGTGATTTACCGGGATAGCGAAGACTTATGGGATGAGGTGATTATTGATGAGCACTGCAAGTTCGTGACGTTCCGTGCGCTGCGTGAAGGGGTGCGTGATGCCGCCATGATGAAGGTGATCGACATGATGCGAGGGCGGCTCGATGGATGATCACGATGCAAGGGTGAATGCGCGATGGCAAGAAATAGACGCGGGCAAGCTCACACGCAAGCTTCGGATCGTGAATGAGCAATCGGTCGCGATCAAACTGAAGCACCATGTGCGCGTGAATGCGATGCTCAACAATCCGCACATGAGCGTGGCCGCGAAGATCAGGATGTTATGGGCGGTTGTCGATGAGATTGGCGCACTTGTCGCGCCGCGTGCCGCGTGCCGTAAAGGGTGCTCGCATTGCTGCCACATATCCGTGCTAATGCCAATGCAGGAAGCCGAGTTGATCGGCAAGCGCATCGGTGTGAAGCCTGTGAAGATTACGGGCATCACAGGCCGCGATGATATCAAGTCGGGTTATGACAATCCGTGCCCGTTCCTGAAGAACGGTGCGTGCTCGATCTATGATTCACGTCCGCTTGCCTGTCGCCAGCATTTCAATATGGATAGCGATGCGCTGTTGTGTGAGCTTGCCGGTGCGCCATCGAAGGTGCCATATATAAACCTGATGGACTATCAAACGGCACTGGCCATGATCACGAGCACCACGCGCGATAGCATCGAGCGCGAGCCGCGCACGGGCCTGCATGTGCCAGTGTCGATCACTACCGCGCCGGGTGTTGGCGACATCCGCGAATTCTTTCCGCCGAAGCTACATCACAAAAAGGAGAAACACGATGAGACAGGATCAGATGAATGTGCTTTTCGAAGAGCTTGAGCGCTTCACGCAAGCGGTGGTGGCGCGGCTTCTCGCGCTCGATGGCGATACGCTCGCGGCACCTGAGAAGGTGAAGCCGGTGAAGGTGACGAATGGCACCCGCGCCGGTGGCCGTCCACCGAAGGAATTGAACAAGGCCGAAGCTGCTGCCTATGTCGGCGTGAGCACTAACACGCTCGATGCATGGAGCAAACGCGGTGTGATTCCGGCACCCCACACGAAAGAAGGCCATCGTGGGCACTTCTTCTTCAAGGCCGATCTTATGGACATCGAACGCCCGAAAAGAGGTGCCGCGTGAATGCCTATCTGATTGATCCGTCCGCGCGCACTATTACGCCCATCGATATCGAAGCTTCGGGTGATGGCGCGATGCTTCGAAGCCTGTATGAGCATATGCAATGCACCGACATCGAAGCGGTTTATCCGCTGAATGCTGAAGGCGATGTTTTATATGTTGATGAGCATGGCAAGTATCACCCCACGGATTATTTCCTTTGCCGCCTGTGGCCGCATGAGGTGTTGACCGGTCGCGCGGTGTGGATCGGTGTCGATGGCAAGGGTGGCAATTGCGCACCGGCCATGCCGCTCGATTATGTAGAGGCGCACATTTCATGGATGAAGCTCATGAAGGGCAATGCCGATGAGCTTCCGAAGCCCGTGCTCGATGAGGTGATGGCGCAAATCGCGCGGGCGAGTGATGCCCACAAATGAAGAACGCCTTCGTGCGGCGCTGATGCTGATTCTCGATAGCGCGGATTACATGAACGGTGCGTGCACCGTCACTGAGATGGTGGGTGCGGTGATACCGCCTGAAGTGCTGAAGATCGCACACGACGCCCTTATACACACTGAGATAAAACATGAAAGACATTAATGAAGGCCGCGATCCGCGCGTTTTGTTGCATGCAGTCGAAGAGTCCACGGCGGGGCTCACCATCATTCATGAACTCCGTGCCGAAGGTGGCACGCTAAATCGCTACCGCTTTTATAGCGGCCCCGCACTTGATGCGATCTGTGATGATTTCCTTCGCGCTCATTGGGGCCACCCATGAACCAGTCACACGAAGATGATCGAAAGATGGCGTATGACGCGCACGAGCTTGGCATCAAGTTGCGTGAGCGTGCGGTGATTAACGGCGAACGCGTCACGATATCGCTTGAAGATTTCAAGCAAGTGATCGTGGCGTTGCCGCTGATGGCCGGGTGGATTCTCGCGAAGGCGCGCACCGCCGAAGAGGGTGAGCGCTGAAGTAATCAACACTGATGCACGCGCCCGCACCTTCGATGCTTCTGGTGCGGGTCTTTTTTTGGAGGGTCTTGCAATGAGCCGTATGCGCCCGTGGCTCGATGAGCCTGATAGGCAAACGGGTGAGGTGATGAAATACCTGATGGTGGCCGGGATCATCGGTGTAGCGATCAGCGTGGCATGTCTGCTGATCGTGTTAATCAAAACAATCTGAGAGGGGTTCAAACGATGATGAAGAAGATAACGATGAGCGCGGCATTCACTGCCGTGGTGATGCTGTCGGCGTGTGCCGGTCCTGATCAGGCCGCGCGGCAAGCGGCTGATTACGGTGCTTTCCCCGCGAACTATGAAGAGGTCATTGCGCGCTATCACGAAGCGAACATGAAAGACCCTGAAAGCGTGCGCGTGAAGTACCTTGGTGGCCCGAAGAAGGCGGTTTATTCAGGGGCGCTTGTGCGCGAGCCGGTATACGGCTATGTGGTGTGCATGTCGGTGAATG